TGAGAGCTTTAATGAAGATCCTCTAGAACATGGCATGGTTGCTGTTGGTGAAGCTGGTAGAGCTAAAATTATTTTCCGCAGATCTAAAGGTACTATTGTAAAGCGTAAGCGCTGTCCTAGAGGTACTCGAATTGCTGGCACACGTTGCGTTCCACAAACTGCAAGTATGAAAGCTGGTAATCGCCGTAAAGGTATCAAGCTAAAAAGAGCTATGAAACGTATCGGTGCTGGTGCTAAGAAAAGAGCATCAATTAGAAGAAAAATCACAAAGAAGCGCGTCACTGGTAGATCGCGTAATTATTCAGGAACATAGGATAAAGATAAATGGCTAATACAATTACAGCTAAAACATTGGGTAAGTCTGGTTCGTCTAGAAGAAATGGTGGACGAGTTGTAGTATATGTTGATACTGCTGGAACTCTAGATAGTGATGATTTTACATTCACATACCAAGTGAGAAATCTATATCCAGATGGTAGAGGAACTGCTGCAGACTCTGAATTTGTAAATGTAGTTCACAACTTTAAACCAACACTAATTGAATCAATTATTAATATGGGTGAGAATCCTATCACTATCGATGGTAAAGTATTTGAAACCGGTAGATGGGAACTAAGTCAACATGGTGGTTTACCAGTTGCTAATGCTAAAGGTAATATTGTTATTACTGGCACAGCTCCAAGTTGCTTGATTGAATTGAGAAGCTAATGAAACTTATTTCAGAAGAAATCACTTTTAGTGATGTATCTATTATTAAAGAAGCCAAAGGCGATTCTAATAGAATGTACATCAAAGGCCCATTCTTACAAGCTGAAAAGCAGAATAGAAATGGTAGAGTTTATCCATCCTATGTGATGGACAAAGCTGTTGAACAGTATAAAAAAGACTATGTTGCTGAACGTCGTGCGTTGGGTGAATTGAATCATCCACCAGAACCAGTTGTTAATCCTGAGAGAGCTGCCATTATGACAGAAGATCTCACAAAAGCTGGTATCTATTACGAAGGTAGAGCAAAAGTTCTTAGCACTCCAATGGGTAAGATTGTTGAAGATCTACTCAATGATGGTGTTAAGATTGGAGTTTCATCTAGAGGTCTTGGTTCGCTTAAAATGAATCGCTCTGGTGTGAATGAGGTACAAGAAGATTTTGTACTTACGACGGCAGCTGATGTCGTATTTGACCCATCAGCACAGGCTGCTTTTGTAGAAGGTATCTATGAAGAAGCTGAATGGATTTATGAATCGGGCGCTTTTGTTCGGGTCGAACTAGAAAAAGCTCGTAATGAGTTAATTGAAGCTAACATGAGGCAGCTTCAAGACAAAAAATTAGAAATTTTTGAGCGTTTTTTGAAAACGCTTTCAATATAAATAATCTGAACAGGAGTTGACAACCATGTCTAAAGAAAGTCTTATTGATGTCATTGAAGAGCTTTTAGAAGCCGATATGACGAAAAAAGATCAAGTTAAAAATCCCCAAGAGTCTGACGACGATGAGGAAGTTGAAGAACAACTTGATGTAGAAACCGGAACTGCTAATGCAGAAGATGGTGATAACAAAGCCGATAAAGTCCATGATGATGACACCATCGAGCCAGAAGCTGATCAAGATTCCAGCGAAGTCGAAGCAGATAAACCTGTTAAAGAAGAAGCAGAAAAAGATGAAGACGACGAAGAAGTCGCTGAAGCTGCTGAGTCTGACGACGATGTTGAAGAAGAGAAGGATGACGAAGAAGTCTCCGAAGCAGCCGACGATGAATCTGATGAAGATGATAAGGTCGAAGAAATGAGCAAAGCTCAAGAAAAACTTCCTGATGGTTTGAAAAAAGCTATTAAAGATAAAGAAGTTGATGAAGCCAAATCTGATGAAGATGACATGGAAGAAAAATGCGACGATGATGATAAAACTTACGAAGAAGTTGACCCAACTGCTGTAAGTGATCAAGTCCAAGAAATTGCTGATAAACTCGAAGATGCATTAACTGTTACTGAACAAGGTCAAGATACCTCTGTTGAGAAAGATGCAAACGATGAGCAACTTCCTGATGCTGATAAAGAAACCTTGGATGCAGAACCCAAAACTGGTGATGATTCCAAAGAGGTAGCTGGTGAAGCTGTTGTTTCTGAATCTGATGATGAAGACGATGATGAGGACAAAGTTGAAGAAGCTATTGTCGCTGAAGAGTCTGATGACGAAGATGAAGACAAAGTCGAAGAAGCCAAGTCTGACGAAGATGATGAAGATAAGGTTGAAGAAGCCAAATCTGATGATGACGAAGAAGACAAAGTTGAAGAAGAACTTAAAGGCGGTCAAAAAGAGCTTGATAAAGATAATGATGGCGATATTGATGCCGAAGACCTTGCTAAGCTTCGCAAAGAAGAAAAAGATGAAGACGAAGAAGAAGACGATCTTGAAGAAAGCTTCAAGCAAAAAGCTGCTGTAGTATTTGAAACAGCAGTTAATGAAAAAGTCTTAACACTTCGCGAAACTATTGAAGCTGAGTACTCTGAGAAGTATGATGCTGATAAAGCTGAACTAGAAGAGAAGTTCTCTGAATATACCGATTATGCTGTTAAGTCATGGTTGGAAGAGAACCAATTGGAAGTTAAATATTCCTTGCGCACAGAAGTTGCTGAGAACTTTATTAAAGGTCTTAAAGGTCTATTCGAAGAAAATTACATCGATATCCCTGATGACGAAGTCAGTGTTGTTGATGAGCTTACCGAAGCGGTTGAAGGTTATAAAGATCGCATCGATGAGCAAACAGAAATGCTTGAAGAACTGCACAAAGAAGTTCTTTCTTATAGAAAGAATTCCGTTGTTGAAGAAGTTACTGATGGTCTAACTGAAACTCAAAAGATCCGCCTAGAGAAATTGAGTGAAAGCGTAGAAGCAGAAACTACTGATGAGTTCAAAGAAAAGTTGGATGCTTTGAAAGAAGCGTACTTCGATTCTCCTGAAATCGCAGCAAAGGCTCTTTCATCTTACGGTGATGAGGTCCATAGCATGAACGAGGGTAATGTTGCTCTCAATGAGGACGGAAGTCCAGTTTCACAGTACGCGAAGTTTCTTTCGAAAACTGTGCTTAAGTAAGAAAAAAAACCTAGAATATTTTAAGAAAACTGAAGAAAATATTAATAAGCAGTATAGTAATAGGAGAATATAACAATGTCATATGACGTACTTACTGAAAAGTGGGCCCCGGTCATCAATCATGAAGACCTGCCAACTGTTAAAGACCGTGAGAAAAAAGCAGTTCTCGCACAAGTCTTAGAAAATACTGAGAAAGCTCTTCAAGAAGAAGCTTCGATGCTCGACGAATCGTCTGTATCGGGTGCTGCTTTTGGTGGTGGTTTCTCTGGTGCTGGTTCTAATGCCACACTGAACGCAACTGGCCGTGCCGGTTACGATCCAATCCTGATTTCTTTGGTACGCAGAAGCGTTCCACAGATGATGGCTTTTGACCTTTGCGGTGTTCAACCAATGAACGGCCCAACTGGTCTTATCTTTGCTTTGCGTTCGCGTTATGCGAATACTAATGATCCAGCTGGTACAGATGGTCTTGGTATCGAAGCAATGTACGACGAACCATTTGCTAACTTCTCGGGTACAGCCTTTAATACTGGCGAGCCTGGAACTCATGCAGCTGGTGGTAATGCTGATACTTCGGGTAACCCATTCGCAGTTAGCCGTGCTCGCAATGATGGCGCTTCAACAACTGACTCCGACCCAATTACGGATACCACAGTAACTCCAGTTAACGATCCATTCGTTGACACAGTAACTGCAAATCCTGGTCTGAACAGTGGTTATGATGCCAATTCTGCTGCTGGTACATCCGGCTATGGCATGACTACACGTGAAGGTGAAGGTGATAACTTCCGCGAAATGTCGTTCACAATCGAACGTACAGCCGTTGAAGCTAAAACCCGTGCACTGAAATCGGAATACACAATGGAACTGGTCCAGGATCTTAAAGCCGTACACGGTTTGGATGCTGAAGCTGAACTAGCTAACATTCTGTCGACCGAAATCTTGGCTGAAATTAACCGTGAAGTAGTTCACACAATCGTTAATCAAGCTAAATACGGTGCTGCTGGCCTTACAAACAACGGTATTTTTGATCTCATCGCTGATGGTCAAGGTCGTTGGTCTGTAGAGCGTACAAAAGGTCTGATGCTTCAGATTGAAAAAGAAGCTAATGGTATTGCTTTCGAAACTCGTCGCGGTAAAGGTAATTTCGTACTTTGCTCGGCTAACGTTGCTTCGTCGCTCACCATGGCTGGCCTGCTGGATTACAGCTCGGGTCTGGAAGATAACCTCGACGTTGATGTTACTTCTGGTACTTTTGCTGGTACTCTGAATGGTCGCACTAAAGTCTATGTAGATCCATATGCAACCAATGGCGATTATGCTGTTGTTGGTTACAAAGGTGATAACAATATGGACTCTGGTTTGTTCTATTGCCCATACGTTCCGTTGCAAATGGTTCGTGCAGTAGCTCAAGAGACCTTCCAACCGAAAATCGGCTTTAAGACTCGCTATGGTATGGTATCCAATCCATTCGCGAATCGTACAGCTAACGGTCAAGGTCTGGTTGCTCCAGCTTCGAATATCTACTACAGAAAATTCCGCATCGACAACGTGTAAGTCCACGTATCGATTTGATTTTCAAATCGGAAGGGGTAGAAAGTTTCTACCCCTTCTTTTTGTTTAGAATCCGAATAAATAACTTATGGCTACATCTTTTAACGACGTTGCATCGAGACAGTTAGAACTATCTTATGCAGCACCACAAAATTTCTTTATGAGTATTGAGAAACTACCTCAAGTAGTTTACACTGTTCAGTCACTAGATATTCCTACAATTAGTGGTGGTGAAACTGA